CTGAAAATGCCCTCCGGCCGCACCGTCATGCGGCTCGGTGAGCCGTTTACCACCAAGACCGAAAACGATGGCGCCGGCGGTCTCAAGTTTGAGTTTCGCATGCTGCCATCGCTGGCGAGCGAATATCTGGCGGAAATGAGCGGGATTGACTCCAATCTACTCGGCCAATTGCACGCCCGCGACGTGCTGGCGGCCTATGACGCCATCGCGAAAATGCTTCGCCCTATCGAGGGCTGAGAGAGATCGCCGACGCTTTGGTGTTCGATCTCGGTTGGCGCCCCGCCGACTTTGAAGCCCTGACACTCCCCGAAATCTTTTGCTGGTTTGAGCGCGCCGTTATTCACGCGCGCAACCGCAAAAAGCCGACATAGGCCGCTGCCGGTATGTCCGAAATTCTCAAAGCCGAATTGCAAATTGTCGGCAAGGATGGGACAGGTCCGGCCTTTGCCGGCGTCATCAAGCACGCCGAGCAATTGCGCAGCGCGCTCGGCCGCCTTGGCAATATGAACCTGGGCGATGCGCAGTTAAAAGCGGCCAGTGCCGAATTGCGGCAGCAAACCGGCTTGCTGCGCACGCAGCGCCTCGCGGCGCAGGAATTGACGCGCTCTTATATGGCCGGCAATGCCGCGCTGGCTGAGCGCACCGGCATGCTGGCGCGCATGCAACGGCGCATGGAGGGTTTCACCTCCGGCATGGGAATGTATGGCTGGATGGCCGGCGGCTATGCCGCCGGGCGCACTATGAAGGCGTCCGCCATCGATGCCGCCGATTTTGCGCATCAACGCGCCATGCTGGCGACCACGACTGGCATGACCGCCGGCGAGGTGCAGCGCGCCGTCGATCAGGCGGTCGCCATGCGCGTGCCGCTGATGTCGGCGACCGACAATCTCAAGACCATCGGCGAATTGCGCATGGTGTTCGGCTCGACCGAGGAAGCCATTCGTAACGCCAACGCCGTGCAGCGCGCCGCCGCGACTATGAAAGCGGTCAACCCGAATAAAGACGCCAGCGCGGAATCCTACGATCTCGCCCGCGCGCTCGAACTCAAGGGCGTCTCGATGGACCCGGCGCATTTCATGCGCCTGACCGATCGCATGGTGCAGGCGATCAACGCTTCGCGCGGCAAGATCACCGGCGAGGGCTTTTTCGAGTTCACGCAATATGCCCGCGGTGCCGCGCGCTATCTAAGCGATGACTTTTATACCCGCGTTGCGCCATCGCTGATTCAGGAAATGCGCCCCACATCGGCCGGCCGCGCCATCGCTTCGCTGTATCAGCAAGTGATTGGCGGCAAGATGTCGAACCGCGCGGCGCAGGAATGGGTCAAGCTTGGTCTGATCGATCCCTCCAAGGTCATCTATACGAAAACCGGCTCAGTCAAGGGCGTGCAGCCAGGCGGCTTTGTCGATGCCGCCGGCTTCATGTCCGATCCTTATGCCTGGATTCAAAAACACCTCGGCCCGGCGCTCGCAAAGCACGGCTTTACCGACGAGTCGAAAGTCGGCGAGGAGTTGGCGCATCTTTTCAGCAATATGTATGCCTCGCAGATGGCCGGCATCCTCTTGCAGCAAAAGCAGCGTATCGAAAAAGATTGGGGCCTGAATGAGCAAGCGCCAGGATCATCGGCGCTCGACAAATTGCGCGAGCAGGACCCGAAAGCGGCGCTGACCGATCTGGGTGCCGGCATCAATTCGCTGCTCGCCGCGCTCGGCTCGCCGCTCGCCGGGCAAGCCGCGCACGTTATGAACATGCTTGCGGATGGCGCGCGCTATATGGGCACGGCCTTCGCCGGCCTCGCAAAGCGCGATCCGATGGCGGCCGAGGGGTTGACGATCGGCGCCGGCCTCGGCCTCGGTTATGTCGGCCTCAAGGGCATGCAGGCGATGTTCGGCATGTTCACCGGCTCGACCGCGCTCAAAGGTTCGGCGATTGCGCTCGATCAGTCTGCCGCGGCCCTGACTGCGGCCGCAGGCAAACTTGCGGCAACCGGGAAAGGCAGCGTTCCAGCAGTCGGCGGCGCGCCGGCTGTCCTCGGTGGTTGGTCGAGCGCAATTCCCGGCGTGAGCACCGCGCTTGCTCTTTGGTCAATTATGGAGGATGCGCGGCAAAAGGCCGATACGTTGCCGACCGTCACATGGTCGCAATGGGCGTCCTCGAAGTTTGGATCTTCCGCAAATTCCGAATACATGCGACCAGGCTTCCAGACTTCAATGCGTGAGTTTATGGAAACCTACGGCCCGCTCGATGCTCCTCCCGCGCTTCGCCGTGGCGGCGGCATCGGCTCGGATTATGTCAATAGCCTGCACGATGGCGGCGCGAAATCCGAACTGAGCGGCAGCGCGGAAATCACCTTGACGCATAAGGTCGAGCCGACGCCCGATTTTTGGGTTCGCATCGAGACCATGATCTCGAACAGTCTTAACGGCCTGCGCATCAACGGTGCGCCCGGCGTCGGCACCGCCGGCTCTACAGGCTCGGCAATGCCGGAAGCAATGCCGGCGGGTGGCCCATGAGCACTGTTCGCAATTGGCTGAAAACACTTTGGCCCGCGTCATTCAATGGCGTGTCGTTTTTTTTCGAGCAGGATGACGAATCCGGCGGCCGCGGCGTGGTCACGCATGTCTTTGTCAACCGCGACGATCCGTACAATGAGGATTTGGGCGAAAACCCTCGGCACTACAGCGGCCACGCCTATGTGACCGGCGACAATGCCGACGATCAGGCGCTTTCGCTGATTGCAGCCTTGGTGACCGCCGGCCCCGGCAATCTTGTGGTGCCGTTATTCGGTCCAGTCCTTTGCCGCGCGCTTTCGTTCAAGCGCAAGCACGCGCGCGACAAACTTGGTTACGTCGCATTCGAGGTCAAGTTTGTTCGTGAGGGCGCGGCGACCGCACTGATTTCCATCGGCTCGCTGGCGAATGCGGCTTATGGTGCCGTCGATTCTCTCGTAGCCGTTACGGCGGAATCCTTCGCATCATCCTTGATAGTATTAAATCAACCGGATTTTGTGGTCGCCGCCGCCGCCGATGGCGTAGCAATCGCCGCCGCGGCTTTCGACAATGCGCGTACAAGCAATGCCGTTGATCCGGCCGTTTCCGCCACGGTTCGCGACGATCTATCGAGCATCGTCTCTGAGGCACCGGCGGTAATTGTCAATAGCGAAATCCCATCCGCGCCAGTTGTGGCACTTGCCACATCGCTCATTACTGATGCGCGCTCCCTTTCCGACGCGATGCCGCCGGCGGCTGCCGTCACGTCGATGCTTGCTATTGTCGATTCATTTCCTGCCCCTTCCTCGATCGCCTCGCCGCCATCGGCCGCGGCGGCCGCCTTAAACGCCGCAGCGGCGGCCAGGCTGACAAGGCTTGCGGCGTTGACTGCCTATGCCGATGCCGTAATCGCGCGCACCTATATTGCCAGGCCGGACGGCGTTACGGCCCGCGCCCAAGTTTCCGTTCGATTGCAGACGGAACTCGATCAGTGTCATGGCGCTGCCGATGCCGCCCTTTATGTGGCAATTCAATCGCTGCGCGCGCGTGTGATCGATTACCTTACGCAATTGATCAACAATCTTGTTCCGGTTGTGACCGTCGAGACGGCGATTATTTTGCCATCGCTTTATCTCGCCTGGCGGCTTTATGCCGATCCGCTGCGCTCGACTGAATTGGTGGAGCGCAATCGCGTGCGCCATCCCTCTTTTATGCCGACCGAGTTTGAGGCGCTGGCGAGTTAATCATGGGGCCTGAAATCGTTACGGTCTCGGCCGGCGGCTCGAATTTCGTTTCCTTCAAGACGTTTGAACTGACCGCGGCGTTCAAGGATGCGGCGCGCTCATTTCATCTTGTGATCGCCGCCGAGGCTGGCCCGCTGGCGACGGCATGGGCGCTTGGCGCCGGCGTTCCCGTATCGATCAGTCTGTCCGGCGATCTTGCCTTCACAGGTTATGTTGATCGTTACAAACCGAGTATCGAGGAGCATAAAAAGGCGGATATCGCCGTTTCCGGCCGCTCCAAGGCGCAGGATTTCATCGACAGTTCGGCCGTGCATGCGACCGGACAGTGGAAAAACAAAACGCCGGTCGATATCGCGCAAGACCTCGACAAGTTTGGTGTCGGCATTTCGACCGATCAGCAACTCGATCAGGTGCCGGTGTACCGGCTGACGCCAGGCGAAAGCGGTTATCGCGTTTTGGAAAAACTCTGCCGCTCGCAAGGTGTATGGGCCTGCGGCCAGGCAGACGGCTCAATCCTTGTGACCGTTGCCGGCGGCGGCCGCAATGCTCCTCTGATCGAGGGCATCAATATCATCAAGGGCGAAGCCGATCACAATTGGGCGAACCGGCACAGTGATGTGATCGTTCGCGGTCAGCGCCCGGTCGGCCACGGCAGCGATAATCTTGAGATTGAGCAGACCGCGCAGGACTCCGATGTGACCCGCTATCGTCCGGTCATCGTTGTGCAGGACGATGACACCGATAAGACGCGCGCTGGCAAGCGCGCCCGGCACCGCCGCGACAGCGAGGCTGGCAATGCGCTCAAGGCGAGTGTGACGGTGCAGGGGTTTCACGATGATGGCGGCCAGCTTTGGACGCCTGGATTCCTGACTTATACCGAGAGTGCATTCCTTGGCATTGCGCAGGATATGGCGATCGAGACCGTAAAGTATTCGCAGTCGCGCACCGAGGGCAGCCGCGCGCATCTATCGCTGGTCGATCCGCAAGCACTCGGCGGCAAAGGCCGCAAGGGCGGTTCGGCTAATCCAGCTTGGGGTACTGATGCCGGTGAATCCGATCCGACATCGCTCGATCCCGCGCTGAATAATTAAGGGCGCACTAGAAATGTGGGTATGGCAGCCCGAGGGCCGCGACAGCCTGATCGGCACGCTGCGCCGCGGCACCTCGCTCGATGTTGATGATAGTGGCACGCAACAGATCATCAAAAATCTGCGCGGCCTTGCATCCGAGCAGTTCCAGGATGTCTATCGGCCGCAACCGCATGGGTTTTCATCTAACCCGCCGACTGGATCGGAGGGGATTTTTCTTTCGCTCGGTGGCCGCTCTGATCGGCTTCTTGCGCTTGGTTTTGAGCACAAGGATAAGCGACCGAAAAATCTTCCGGCTGGCGCAAGCGTTCTCTATGACGCCCAGGGCAATGTCGTTCGCATGATGATGGCGAACGGCATTCAAATCGATGCTTCCGCCGGCAAGGTTTACGTCAAGCCGGGCGGCGGCCAAAACGTCTATCTCGGCGGCACCGGCGCCGATGGCTCTTACGCCCCTGTGTCAACTGTTTCCGGCCCTGCGGTTAACGTCCTCGCAAAAATCGGATAACGGCAATGGCCGATGTAATTATTCGCAGCAATGAGGGCTGCGATCCCGATCCGTTTTTGTTGTGGGATTCTGTCTGGCGTCAGCGTTTGGGTTTTGCCGATTGGGCCTATGCCGATCCCGACGAGACGCTTAATCGCGGCGGCCTGCGCGCCAAGGCGGCGCTCGCAACAGCCGTTGTGCTTTGCCTTTTTACCGACAAGCGCGTCGATCCGACGCATCCGCTTTATTGGCTGGCAGACGGCGATCCGCGCGGATGGTTCGGCGATGGTGTCGATGTGCGCGCCGATCTCGGCGAGGCGCCATTGGGGTCATTGTTATGGCTGCTTGAGCGTGCGCCCCTCACGATCGCCGGGCAGCCGGCGTCGCAATGGGCCGAACAATTTGCCAGCGATGCACTGGCACCCCTTAAAAATCAAAGCGCCGCCGCCCGCATCGATGTGGCGGCAAATGTCGATGAAATAAATTCTCGTCTTAACTTGATCGTCGATCTGTATGGCCGCGACGGGCAAAACGTCTATTCCGGCAAGTTCGAGATTCTTTGGAATCAGGTGGCGCGCTGATGTATCAAATCCCATCCTTATCCGATCTCGTTACCCGCGCCCGCCAGGCGTTCCGTGCTTATTTGCCGGGGTCTGACGCCTGGGTGTGGCCGAATAATATCGGCCCGACCGCCAAGGTTATCGGCGGCGCGGTGTTTGAGGTGTTTGGGTTTGCCGACTATATAGCCCGACAGAAATTTGCCGGCACGGCTGACAGTGAAAATCTCGATTTGCATGGTCAGGAATATGGCCTGGCGCGCAAGCCGGCATATGCCGCTTTTGGTCCTGTCGTTGTTACGGCGCTCGATGCTATCGCGGTCGCCGTGTTTCGCCGGCTCGATGGTGTCGAGTTTGTAGCCAATTCAGCCGGCTCGACTACAGGTGCCGGCACCGTCACCGTATCGGTCGTTGCGGCGATCGATGGCGTTACGACCAATTCTGAGGCCGGAACGCCGTTTGAAATTGTCTCTGGCGTGACCGATGTAAATGGCGACGCCGCCGCAACGGCTGCCGCTGGCACGGGCGGCATTGTCGGCGGTTATGATGTCGAGGCCGATGGTGATGACTGGACAACCGATCTATCGACGTTTCGCGGCCGTATTCTCTTTCGCAAGCGCAATCCGCTCCAAGGCGGCGCGCCATCCGATTATGTTCAATGGGCCGGCGAGGTGTCCGGCGTCACTCGCGTTTTCGTCGAGCGCCGATGGGCTGGCGTCGGCACGGTTCGCGTTTTCCCGCTCATGGATGATATCTATGCCGATGGCATAGCAAGCTCCGGCGACATCGCGCGGGTGGCCGATTATATCGATACCAAGGCCCCGGCCGGTGCGTTGGTTACCGTTGCCGCGCCGACTGCGTTGCCGATCAATATCACGATCACGGGTTTGACGCCGAATACGGCTGTCACGCAGGAGGCGGTGCTCGCGGAATTGCGCGCGGCGTTTCGCCGCCTTTCGCGGGTAGCTGGCGCCGACACGCCGAATGGCGCGATGCCTTATCTGGCAACGCCATATAGCTTTCCGCGCGGCTGGATTTGGCAGGCGGTCGGCAATGCCGGTGGCGTGATCAGCGATGCCGTCACCGTTCCATCTGCCGATGTGACACTCGCGGCGGGCCAGTTTCCGACGCTCGGCGATGTGACGTTCGCCTGATCATTAGCGGGTTGCCGACATGAATTGCGCCAACGCATCGCCAGCGCCATTGCGCTGCCCGACTTTGCAAGAGAGCATCGACGCGACTCTGAAATTATTGCCGCGCGGGCGCGCCTGGCAGTCGAATGAGGGCGGTCCGCAGCCCTTTCACGACGCGCCGTTCGACCCCTCGGCGTTTGATCCCGCAACTTTCGATGCAACGACAATTCCGGGCACCATCCTTTATCGGTTCTGGGCCGCGGTCGGCGCTGTCCGCAATTATCTTGAGGCGCGTCTTTGCGCGCTGCGCCTTGAGTTTTGGTGCGCGACCCAGACCGAGACTAACGATCAGTGGATGAGGGAATACGGATTGCCGGATTCGTGCGATCCGTTTCCAGATTTATGCACGAAGGTCGCCGCACTCGGCGGCGCGCGTTGCGATTATTTTGCATCCGTTGCGGCGCGCTCCGGCTGGACGATCGCTTGTTCCGATCTGATCTATCGCTGCGCGGGCGTTCCAGCCGGCCGCGCTCTTGCCGGACGCGCCCGCGCCGGTGCCGCACCGCGCTCGCTCTGCAAACTGGAAATCATCGTCTATCTCGGATTGAGCAAAGCGTATTCAGGCCCGCTTCACCGCCGGCCTCTCGCCGGCCGCCTGCTTGCCGGCCAGCGCCTTGCATGCCTTCCCGATCTCACGCCGTTGCAATGCGTTCTTGAGCGCATCGTGCCCGCGCATATGACCATCGATTATCAGACTGCCGCTTAAAGGAAACCGCAAAATGTCGCTCGATCTTCTAGGCCCCGCCGATGCGCCGAATGCCGTCACCACGCGCCCCGCCGATGCGCGCGTGTTCGGGACGGCCGATACCTATTTCCAGGGCTGCTCTGCGCCGGATGTCGATGACGGCACTGAAATCGATGCCAGTTTTTTGAATGGTGTCCTTTGCCAGATTCGTGAGGCCATCCGCGGCATGGGCGTTACGCTCAATAATGCCGACGATGACATGCTGCTTAAGGCGATCCAGTCGATCGGCTTGCGCTATGCCGCCGACACCGGATCGGTGAATGCCATCGTTGCTGCGCTTGCACCGGCACCATCCGCCTATACCGCCGGACTGACTGCGCTTTTGAAGGTAGCGAACACAAACACTAACGTTGCAACAGTCAATCTCAATGGTCTCGGCAACAAGGCGCTTATTCATAGCGATGGCAGCGCGCTTTCGCCCGGCGACCTGACTGCCGGCGGTCTTATCCTCATCGGCTATGATGGCACTCAATTTCAAATTCTGAGCCGTCTCAATACGGCACCGGCTGTTGGCACATCCTCGCTTCGCCTTACCGGCTCGGCCGCAGGCGGCACGAAAACCGCATCGTGGACCGCGCTTGAATTGATTGCTGAAACGGCGCTCGGCGGGGCGGCCTATAAAGGTGCAAACCTTACACTCAATTTCAATGGTGCCAGCACCGGCGCCGGCGGCATGGATACCGGCGGCGTTCCGGCTTCCGCCGATCTTAATATCTATGCGATCTACAATGCGGGGACCGCGACCTGGAATACGCTCGGCACTGTTGCGTGTCATGGCCCGATTTATACCGGCGGCAATATGCCGGCTGGTTTCACTGCCTCGGCGCTGATTTGGGCCGGCGTTGCGGACGCATTCAATATGCTGCCGCAGTTTTTTCAGGATGGCGGTAAGATATTCATTGCATCGGCCACTGTCTTGAGCGCGCCGTTTGCCGGACCATCTGGCGCTCCGGTAGCCTGGACATCGATCGGACTCTCTGCCGTGGTGCCAGTCGCGGCGCGGCAAATTGGCGGTCATCAGGGTCTTTCGGCCTATAGCGGAACGCCCGGCGGCGTCGCAATGGGCGTTGCCGCCGATGCCGCCGGACTTGTGGTGCAGTATTGCGATGTCGGGCCGACTTCCGGTGGATATCCTACAATCGACGGATGGGCCTCGGGAGCTGCCATCTTCACGTTGTCACTGACAGCCGCGCAAACAATGTATTGGAAAACCGGCGGCGGCGGCTACGCGACCTATCGCGTCACGATCAATAGCTATTCGCTCTAGCCGGCGCTGATCGCCGCCGACATTCGCGCGCAATCCAATCCCTCCCTTTCGCTAGGTAATACCCCATGACATCCTTGCCTGCGCGCGTTTGGCGCGCATTTACCTCGGCGGTTGCCGACACGACCGACTCCACGAAGGTCGGATCGGCTAAGTGGAATGCCGATCTCGAAGTATTCCTTGGAACGGTTTGCAACGCTTTGATGGGATTGAATGTCGATGCCGATCAGGTGCCGTATTTCACATCGGCCAGTGCTGCCGATGTGACCACCTTGAGCGCATTCGGCCG